CTAATAATTAGGTTTTTTTAATATATCAGTTAACAGGCAAAGCCTGCGTATCCGCGACTTTTTAATGGTTTTAGCCGCGTATTTAGGCTTGCCGTTTATTTGGTCGAGCTGGTTATCACTCCACAAAATTACGCTGTCTTCGTCCTCATCCTTTAACAGGCGTTTGTACATGCGGTAGTCGCCGTACTCAATGTAGTATATCTCGCCCCACTCAATATCCCGCACATCGGTTATAGGTCGTAATACGCACCACGAGCCGTTTTCAAGAGTAGGGTACATGGAGTGGCCGTGCACGGGCAGGGCAAAGCTTTCTTTAGACGCGCCGGGTATGTGCAAATGCCCAACTACCTTAACGTCTTTGGCATCGCCATACATTTCAACAATGGATGCCGACACCGGTATATTATACATAGGTATGCCCTGCATATTTTCTGGCAACTCGGAAATGGCGGCGATCTCGGGCGTTTGTTTTACATTTGTAAAAACTTCGGGGAAGGTCTGGTAAAGCTTTTCTTTAAAGTTGCTGTCCAACACATCTTTGCGGAAATGGTAGCCAAGGTTCTGTCGCGTCATATTCAGCTTCAAAGCAATGTCATTTATCTCGTAACCGCGGCCTTTTAACAGTAGCTTATGTTTTTCGCCTTCTTTTTCCATACCAGTTCAATGTTGATAACTTTTTGTGAATTATATTTTGCAAATGGAAAATAATATTTTACATTTGTGTATGTCAAATGACAATGACAAATAAACAAAATATAAATGATTACTACAAATGCAATACACAGGGAATATGAGGTTGATGATGTGATAATCAATTTCATCATTAAAAATATGCCCAATAACGGCTACGCCATAGTAGGCAGCAAGTTGGGGATACCTGACCGCCGGACCGTGCGCAATGAAATTGTACAACGCAAAAAGCGCTATAGCCGGGCAATTATTGAGGCTTGCCTTGAAATTATTGAGTTTGTAACAGGGTTGCGGCCATACGCTAACGAAATGGCTTAGCAACCAGGTGAGTAGAAAGATAAAAGCCCGGGCGGCAACCCGGGCTAATAATTAACAATTAATTCAAATACAGAATGGATGCAAATGTAACAACTGAAAAGCAACTAAGCAAAAACACAGTGTTGGCGGATGTAAAATCCTTTAAAAACGAGCAACAATGTCAAGCTTAAAATTTTTGCCGCAAAAGGTTCAGGATGAACTTTGGTGGCTGATCATGTCGGCCGAATACGATTATGAACGTATAAGTATAGCCGACCATGAACTGGATGATGAACGGTTAACGCTATGGCTTGAGGACAAGAGCGATTTTAAAAACACGCTTGACGAATGCCTGGTGGTTGAGATACCGGTTAAAAAATTCGCCGCGCTTATTAAAGCCGAAAACTTAAACAGTTACGAGGGTGTTAAGGTGCATCCTACAAAAAAAATAACCTATGCTGCCCGGATTGAGATTAACGAGGCAATTACCTGGTACCACCATGATGCTACGCTGAGGGAGCAGCGCTGGGCGCGCGAGGCGATGCTGAAAAGCATTTTAACTACCCTTATTGAGACCGGCACCCGTGACATTGCTTTAACTGATTGGGGGGAATAATGGAAGTGAAGGCAATAAAACACACGGTGTACCCTGACGGGCATTACGGCAGGTATATGGATGTAAAACGCAGGCAAAACGTAATAAACGAGCAGGTTGAGCGGCTGCAAAGAACCATTAAAAAGCACCGGCGCCGCGAGGCGCTGGGCATAATCAGTTGCCTGATTTTGCTGCTGACCACGCTAACCTGCATGTTTTTTTTACCGGTTATTGCGCAGTGTCTAGGCTATGGTGTATAACCATAACCGGCCAGACAGGGAACAGTTTCCGGGCTGGACAGATGAGCAAATAGACGCCCTGTACGACAGGAAGACACGGCAGGCAAAAAAAGCATTTATTATGGCGCTGATTGTATTGGCCGCGTTGCTGCTGATACCGGCAATTATTTAACCGTATAGTATAAAATGATAACACCTACTACCGGCTTTACAGCCCTTTCACAAGCCAGCGCTGGCGTTGCTACAGCCGACCTAGATAGCGGCAAACTGCCCGACCTGGCCACCGCCGTTGCGCAATCATTTAACCTGGTTGCGGATTACTGGACACCACAAGCCGCAGGCGAAAGCAAACGGGTGTTTTTTGATACCGTAGCCATGCGGAAGGTGGCAGGCAGGGAGGGGGAAGGGATGGTTGACCTGGAGTGTGCTTACTTCTGCGAGCAAACACATGGTTGCTTAACAAGCCTTGCCAATGGCTCAAAACGGCTGGTTAACGCGCTTAAAACTTACGGGGTTGCCAGGGGCACGCCTTTGCTGATAACTTACCTGGGCAAAACGCAAAATAAAACCAATGCCCATCAGTCTGACAACTGGTCGGTACGGATACTGAAGCTGGACGGCGGGGCGGTGTATCAGTAACTATTAACCAGATGCTGATACTTAAAGAAGATGTACGATCAGCCTGCCGGCCTAAAAATGTTTACGGCCGCAAAGGCGAAAAGGTAGTTGAGATTGCCCGGCACCACCATGGGCTGATAGTAAAGGGACGGTTTGGACGCTTTCCGGTACCGGTACAAAAGATATTAAAAACATAGGCGCACGTTCTTTATTGCCAGGCAAGGCAACCAGGGAAGGTAAACCGGCAGCGCCGCCGGCATTAAAAAGGGGTGAGGCCGGGCACGCCTCACCCCTTTAAGCGTAAGCAAAATACGCAGGGCTTTTGCAGCCCTCTCCAAGGGAGAGGGTACGCAGGGTAGTGCTATTTGCAGTGCTGTTGATGGGTGAGGCCTCACCCATGAGCGTCAGCGTAAAACGTAGGGCTTGTGCAGCCCTCTCCAATGGAGAGGGTACGCAGTGCATTGCAATAGGCGGTACCGTTGATGGGGTGAGGCCGAGCACGCCTCACCCTTCAAGCGTGAGTGAAATACGCAGTGCATTGCTATTTGCAGCACCGTTGATAGGGTGAGGCACCAACTCAGCAAAATGACATTTGCTGCAGAAATAGAACCGCGGGAGAGGAACATGATGAACTATATATTACTTATAAACAATTTTTGGCGCATACATGAGGGCGATCCCGTCGGAACGGTTGCTGGTTACCTGTACTTCCATTTGCTGGATGTTTGTAACAAGCAAAACTGGCGTAATCCCTTTAAGCGGCAAAACACACGTGTATGTGGTGATATAGGTATAACCAGTCCTACGCTGCTTAAGGCGCGTAATGAATTGAAACAGCGCGGCCTGATTGATTTTAAAAGCAGGGGTAAGGGCGATAGCAACGTAATGTACCGGCTGCTGCTGCCACAGGTAAGGTATGAAAGCAACAACGACAATAATTTTACTACTTCTTTTGATACTTCGTTTACTGCCGGCTTTACTACTTGCTATAACTTAAGTAATACTAAAACAGAAAATGAAAACCTGCTTGCTGATGAACATGACCGGCTGCGCCGCGCTGAGCTGACTTTTGAAATTGAGGCCTTTAACCAAACACAAAGCGTCCTGAAAGAAAAAGGTTGCGCCCAAAAAGAAAAGGAGCCTGCCGTGGCCGATGCTGCCGGCGTGTTTAGCCGCATGTACACCAGTAAATGGCAGCTGTGCCTGCGTAACCCCATAACGGCTACTCCCGAAGCCAGGCTACAAAAATTTAACCTGTTTTGGGAGATGAATGTTGACGACTGGCGGCTGCGCGGTTTCCCGGCCTGGGGCGAAATGCTTAACCATTTTTTTAACTGGATACCCGCCCACCAGGCAAAAAGCCGTAAAGCGGAGCGCCCGGCGGGTAACGCACCCGGGGTTACACGCGGCACCGGCGCTGTAATTAACGCGTTTACAAAAAATACCTACAAAGGCAATTAACTCATGGAAAAAGCTATTGTAAAAACTAACCCGGCAACCAATGTGCTGCTGCAGCTGCCGGTGATTGAGCAGGTAAAGCAGGAGGTATTTGCGGCTGTTAACGCATCCATAGCCAAATGCTACGCCGACCTTAACTACGCCGTACCGCACGACACCAATTACCTGGTGAATGAAGTAACGGAGATCATCTTTGAAAAATATCCGTCGCTGCGCATTGCCGAAATACCATGCGCTTTTGCCGCAGGTATACGCAGGGAATACGGCGAGTTTATGGGCCTTAGCGTAATTACGTTTGAAAATTTTATACAGGGATATATCAGCAGCGAACAGCGCCGCCGGTTGGCCGAGCAGAAAAACCGCCTGGCAAACGTGCCTGAAAGCGAGCCCACGGCCGAAGAAAAATACAAAACCGCCCGCCAGCTTGCTGCAGACGCCTATGAGCGTGTAATGCTGGGGCGGCCAATAGGCTTATCGGCCGTTACAGTGTACGGTATACTGTATAATATGGGTTTAATTGGGCCCGATTATACCAGGGGGATGGTAAAAGCCGCCGTACCTGTATATGAAAACCAGCTGCTGACCGTAGCGGTAAATGCCCCCAGCTTATTTAAGAAGCGCGAGTTGAATACCCGGCTGGAGTTGCTGCGCGATAACATACAAAAGCAACAACTCACTGACGAGCAGCTTGCACAGGTGCGCCGTACCGCCCGTGCCATGGCCGTTACCAATTACCTGCGCGATCTTGCCCTTAACGGGGAAGATTTAACCCAATTGATGGACAATAAATATAAGGAGATAAATAATGACCGATCTTAAAAACATTATAGCCCAAAACATAAAAGCCCGCCGCGATGCCACCGGCTTAAAGCAGGAAGCTTTTGCCGCCGAAGTTGGTGCAACACAAAAAAGCCTGTCGCATTACGAAAAGGCCCGCTGCCTGCCTACTATCGATAGGTTGATAAGCATTGCCCGGTACACCGGGGTAACGGTAGATTGGTTGTTGCAGGAGCATTAAGCGGGCGAGAAAATGAAAATAAAAGAAATAAATACTACCTTGTAGCAAGTATTTCTGCACCATACAAAGCCTGTACACCTGTTAACTTTTGCAAATGCTATTATTTTATGAAAGGGGGCTGGCTGTTGGTAAAGTAGCCTGTTCAATTATATAACCCGTTATGAGTAAAATAAGCAAGTGTTTACTATTCATGTTATGTATTTCATTAAGTGCTTGTAATCATGAAAACAAGTACCAAACAGGGAATTATAACATGGAAATTAACATGTATAGCCAATGTAAAGTTAATTTTAATACAGGTGTAATTAGTGTTCTTGTCAAAGAGGATTCTACCTACCGGGATACTATTGAGTTTAGTAAAGAGGAACGATCAGCCATTGCGGAGGCGTTTAATAAAAGGAAGATGTTCGAACTTAAAGGTCATTATGCTTATGCCGGGGATATTGTTATAATGCCCCCAAGCACTATTGATATAAAAATATTTGCTGGTAATAAACCAAAAGGAGAAATCAGGGTGTTTTATGACGCCGAAATCAATAAATGGTTTCCTTTTGGAACAAGGTATAACGTTATTAAATTTACAGATGAGTTAAAAAAACTGATCGAGAGCAAAAAGGAATACAAAATTGCACAACAGGTGAGTGTAAAAAGCAGTAGAGGGTTTTTGCTTTAATAACTAAACCATGGCGGCTAACACAAAGTTATGTGCAGGTAACTGCCAATGCTCGGCCATCGCAGTTCGTAAGCCAATTTTATTCTAAGCGATGTGTTCAACCTTGCCAATCCGTAATCAGGGGCTTTGTATTATTACAACAAGACAACGTGTTATGAGTAAAATAAGCAAATGTTTGTTATTCATTTTAGTTACAACCTTGAGCGCTTGTGATTATAAAAACAAATATCAAACAGAGAATTATAACATGGAAATTAACATGTATAGCCAATGTAAAGTTAATTTTAATACAGGTGTAATTAGTGCTCGGATTAGCCAGGACTCCACCTACCTGGACACTATTGAGTTTAGTAAAGAGGAACGATCTGCTATAGCGGAGGCGTTTAATAAGAGGAAAATATTTGAGTTTAAAGGTGAATACTCTTATTTTACCGGTCCAGCCATTATGCCTCCTTCCACTATCGGCATAAAGCTTTATACCGATAACAAATTACAAGGCGAAATTACCGTATTTGATAATGCGAAAATAAATTATTGGTATCCTTTCGGGAAAAGGTACAACGTTATTAAATTCAGAGATGAGTTAAAAGAATTGATCGAGAGCAAAAAGGAATATAAAATGGCCCGACAGGTTATAATAGAAAACAGTAAGGGTTTTTCCATTTAATAATTAATTTACTCTTGCGATAGTATTTAATCAATACGATATGATACTCTGCTAAATTAAAATAACGCTATATTGTAGAGTTTAGTCGCAAACTTCGGCACGGTCCGCATCGGGCGAATTAGCTTTTTGAAATATGTATTTAAAAAATATAATCCTGCATAAAACTGCTGCGGAGCCGGAAATGCTCATGCAAAAGATAAGCTCGCAGCTTGTTAAGCAACATTATATTATTACCAGCCAAACCGGAAGCGCCATAACGTTTAAAGATGATATGTGGCAAATTCGTTTAAAAAGTAAAATTTACAGCAAAGTAGACAAGGGTATAATTGAAATTGAAACTTCGGGCACCGATACCATAATTAAATACACTTATTATATTTCTTACATAGTTGAAATAGTAGTATTATGTATTGCACTAACAGTAAGTTTTATGATCCGGCAGTATTATGTAATTCTTTTTATACTGCCTTTCTTAATACAATTTGCTGCACGAACGGTAACTCTCCCGGAGCGCGTAAGAGAGATGATTACAACGATACTGGAGTGAACCGTTTTGAAAACTTGCATAGTTTATGTCGAACAACCAACTCAAAAGCGTCATTAATTATTTAGCCTGATGACTGGTATCGTTATAAATATTCACACCTTTTAATTGCAGGAACTTTAAATAATGAAATTTATATTAACATATATCTTAACTTTTTTGGGTTTGTCGCTGATGATGTGTTTAGCTAGCGGCTCAGTGGAATGGTTGGCTTATATTATATTTTTCAATGCATTATATGCTATAATTTCAGGCATTACGTGGCTGGCCGTTAACCAGGTTATTAAATCAAATAAACTGTACTGGGTATTTTTTAAACTGCTTTTCGGTTTAACCATCTTAAATATATTTATTTACGTTTTTACTGGTAATATCCCAACAATACTGTTGTTGGGTATAGGCGATAACGGAATGAACTGGAGTGATAGTTTCTTTTTGCACGTTATTTATATTTTGTCCTTTGCCGTCGCGATATCTAATAAACAGAAGCTTGCCACTTTAGTTAAATAGGCTAGCGCTGTTTAAACTCTTATAAGATGGCCGTGCGTGTATGTTGCAGTTAACCTGATATGTGCAGCAAACAGGTATGAAAACGCAGCAGATACTTGGAGATTGCCTAATTAACCGTTAAATTATACCGTAAAGCGCGATTGAAACTAATGAAAATCCTTATCCTGTTTCTTGCCCAATTGCTTTACTTAAACGCAATAGGCCAATCAATTACTATAAATGCTGTTGTAGACATAACATTTCCGGCTAATACGGAGGTTTTAACGCCATCCCGCCGTGCAGCAGTAAAATGGCCTGACAGCAGTTTTGATCTTATAGAAAGCCCGGGCGTGGTTGGCTTTGCAGATAGTGTTATTATAATAGCAAATGCCGCTGCCGGGCCGGTGAATCGGCGCGGGGTTTATGAGATGAAAGCAGGATTGGATGAAGTTTACGGATGGGAACCGCCGCCTAATTACATGTCGGCAATTCAAAATATCAAAGGTAACCAGGTACTTATCATTTATTATGAGCGGGAAAATTTAGGCTATTACCATTACTACACGTATACAAACGGTGCCGGATTAGTAGGAAGACTGGAGTTCCAAAGTCGCAATAAATCAAAAGCAACCATGATTTTAAATCAGTTGTTAGGGAGCATAAAATTTAAACTTTGAGGCACTTATATCACTCAAACTAAAAAGCTTGCAATTGAATAGACAACTAATAAATAGGAATGATAAATATAAGCAATGAAGGTAAATGAAAGGTTTATGTAAGCGGGTATATAGATGATTTTACCTTTCGGTTAAAATGAAAGACGCTGATAAGATGAAGGAGATACTCGCCAAAGTAGGTATAACAGACCAGCAAAATGTGGAAGCTATTTTGAAGCAATTGGAAGAGGATGAAAAAGGAAAACTATAAAAAATTATGGTTTTGCCAAATTAAGCTTATCTGTTGTAAATAGGCTTCGGAGTTATTTAATTATGTCCATTAAATCCTTAAATATAAATATTCTATTTCTTGCTGCGCCAGTTAACTCTTTAAGTATTCCCGCATTAACAAATTTATCAAGCAAATTAAATATAGTTTGATTGCTACTAGAGCTTAATTGCTCTCTGATCATTGGAAAGGAAACAACAGGATTAGCAAAAATTATATCCAAAAGCATTATACCAAAGGCAGATTTCATTGTAGCTATTTTGTCTTTATTCTCTTTATATAGGGATAGCATTTTATCTACTTTGTTTTTTGTATCCTCAGCTTGAACTTTTATAGCTTTTAGGAAATAGATGATCCAACTCGTCCAATCCTCTTTTTCATCAACTAACCGCAGGTTATAATAGTATTCTTCTTTATTTCTCTCGAAATATTCACTTATATATAAAATTGGATAATTTAATACTCTTCTCTGATATAGCATGATTGGAATTAATAGTCTTCCAATTCGGCCATTGCCATCTAAGAAAGGGTGAATAGCTTCAAATTGATAATGAGACACGGCTACTTGGACTAAAAAATCAGGTTCTTCATCTGAGTTAATGTATTTTTCCCAATTTCCAATCAATGTCGGTAATTCCATAACAGGCGGTGGTATATATATTGCATTGTCAATAGTTGACCCCGGTTTACCGATATGCACAGGTATTCTTCGAAAGTTGCCTCTGTCTTTGGTTTCACCTCTAACGGATTTTAATAATATATTATGTAATGCCTTTATTAGGTTTTCGCCCAGAGGTCTTTTTTCTAAAAGAGTAGTAGCGTATTCAATAGCATACTTATAATTTATAATTTCTCTTATATCTTCTTCTTTAGAAATACTTTCATTTTTTCTCCCTTCGGCTTGATACTTGAATACCTCCTCTATTGTTGCCTGCGTTCCTTCTATCTTGGAACTTGCAACAGCTTCTTTGGTTAATAGCGGTGTTGCCAATATTTTTTGATTAGGTATTAATCCCAAAGATCCTTTTAATTCACCTAAAGCGTTATTCGCTTCCGATAAATATCTTATTAGCTTCAAGTAGTCTACATTGGGTGGCAACAAAGGGGGAATGTTAGACGTTTTTTTCATATTCCATTGTAATAGAATATAAATATACATATTCCATTATAATTCATTATACTGGAATAAGAAAAATCTTATTCCAGTATAATGGAATACTTTTTACTATTGGAAAACTACACATCACGAGCCGTTTTTATATATGATCTTTGTTCCCACCACCTTCACCCTCACAATCTTAGTAAAATAAATCCCCCTAAATATTAGCTAAAAAAATTAGCATTATTTATCTTTGTAAAGCCCTCCCGGTTCCTTCCCGAATACCAACAATTATTTCATAACGGCGCATTGCTGCGCCATAAAATTATTTATGCATGCCGGCATCAAAGCAAAATAAAAAGGCTGTGGCTAACAGCGCGGGCACCCCTGCAACTTACATGTGTGAATATGCGCTACAGGCGCATAAACTGTGCCTGTTAGGTGCTACGGATGCGCAACTGGCCGACTTTTTTGAGGTAGATATTGATACCCTTGATAACTGGAAAGCCACGCACCTGGAGTTTGCCGATACCTTGCAAAAAGGTAAATATTATGCCGACTCGGTAGTAGCGGCCTCGCTGTACGATAAGGCTAAGGGCTACAAAATAAAAAAGCAGGTACCGGTAAAGCTGGTTACCAAAACGCCCGTGCTGGATAAGGATGGCGAGCCTACCCGGTTTGTTGAGCAAACCGAGCGGGTGGAGGTGGTTGAGGTAGAAGAGGATGTACCTGCCGATAAGTCGGCGGCCGTTTTTTGGCTGGAGAACCGGCAGCCCCGGGAGTGGCGCGATAAATCACCGGCCGACGCGCCGGGCGCCGCATCTGCATCGCATACCGTGAAAATAGAAATTATTAACAGCGGCCCCGCGCCGGTAAACAGCGAAAAGGATATAGCGCTTACACAGCATGTTTAAAACCTCGGTATTATTTACGCATAACTACAATTCGGCCGCGCATGTAGTGGTTAACCAGGGCGGCACATCGTCTGGCAAAACGTACGCGGTGCTGCAGGTGCTGTTTTGTTTGGCGGCGCAGCATCAAAAGCAGGTAATTACCATTGTAGGGCAGGATATACCTAATCTTAAAGCAGGCGCCCTGCGCGATGCGCTGGCCATTTACTATGATACGCCGGTATTGTTATCCATAGTAAAGTCGTACAATAAAACCGATAGGGTATTTGAGTTTTACAACGGTTCTGTTATCGAGTTTAAAAGTTACGACAGTGCGCAGGACGCTAAATCGGGTAAGCGGGATTACCTGTTTATAAACGAGGCTAACGGTATAAGCCACAACGTGTACACCGAACTGGCCCTGCGCACGCGCAACAAGGTGTTTATTGATTATAACCCCAACGCCGAGTTTTGGGTGCATGATCATCTTATTGGCCGCGACGATGTTGAGTTAATTATATCCGACCATCGGCACAACCCTTTTTTACCCGACGCCATCCGCCAGAAGGTGGAATCGCTGCGCGATGTTGATGTGGAGTTATGGAAGGTATACGCCCGCGGGATGACCGGGAAAATACTGGGCCTTATCCTCAACAACTGGTTTTTGGTGGATGCCATACCAAACGATGCTGCCAGGGTAGCCATGGGCCTCGACTTTGGTTTTACCAATGACCAAACCGGCTTAATTGATGTGTACAGGCAAAATGGCGAGCTATGGCTTGATGAGCTGGTTTACGAAACAGGCCTTACCAATACCGATATAGCCAAACGGCTGGATGAACTGGGCGTAAGCCGCCGTACCGAAATTGTGGCCGACAGTGCCGAGCCAAAATCCATTGAGGAGCTAAGGCGGCTGGGCTGGCATGTGGTAAAAGCGCAAAAAGGCCCCGACAGTGTAAAAAATTCCATTGATATACTGCAGCGGTTTAAGCTGAATATTACGCGCCGCAGCGTTAACCTGCGCCGCGAACTCAGCAGCTACAAATGGCGGGTAGACCAATCGGGCAGGAGCCTTAATGAACCGGTAGACCGCTTTAACCACCTGATTGACCCCTTGCGCTACGTAGCGCTTAACAAATTAAAAATAGGAACTTTTAAAGCACCCAAATACTCTAAAATATGAAATTACCCATATCATTTAAGTTTAAAAAAGGCAAAAAGATAGCTGAGCGGAGCGCAGAGTTGCCCACAAGCTGGGCTGATATAACACTGGGCCAGGCTATAGCGCTGTCGCAGTTTGACGGAAACAGGAAAGGTGCCAAAATGGAACTGCTGTCCATCATAACCGGGTTGCCCGTTAACGAGGTTAAGGCGCTTAGCGAATGGGAGCACTTTGAAGACTGCCTTGCCTTTATTACCGAACCTGCCGACCTATCAGGATTTGCCATACCTGATAAGGTGACTATTGACGGTAGGGCGTATAAAGTGCCTGTTAACTTAAAAATAGAAACTTACGGCCAAAAAATAGCGCTGGAGGAACTGCTGCGCAACGCCGAACCGGGCCCGGATGGCGACGTAAATATTGTGCCGATGATGGCCGAGGCGCTGGCCATATACTTTTACCCGATTATTACCGGCGAACCCTTCAGGGATGAAAGGGTAGAGGACTTTGTGCAGCTGATGCACCAGTTACCCGTAAAATACGCCTACCCCGTGGCAGGTTTTTTTTTGATGAAATACGCCGGATTATCGATAACGAAGCAGCCAACCTTGGCCGCAAGCTAAAAACCGAACAGGTGCAGGCAGGTATAGAGAGCCTTGACGTATTTGGCGCCCTAAACACAGTTGACGCGCTGGCCGATGGCGACATTATGAAGTGGGAAAGTATTTGCCAGATGCGCTATGAAAAGGTGTACGTAAAGCTGCTGCTTAATAAAGCCAAGGCCGAGTACCAGGAGAAGTATACCGACATAATGAAAAGTAAAAGATAGTTAACCAACCCAATATACCTATGTATTTTATTAATGATATAAAAGATATCGCGGCTGCCGAAGGCATGGGCTTTTACCATGGCCCTAAAGATTTTCAGAACCTGAAAGACCAGGATACCGACAATGTTTACCCGGCCTGTTACCTGCATTTTCCGGTACGCGGCAGTAACACGCGCAAGCTGCAGGGCTTTGGCGAAACCAGTTACTTTATTGAACTGCTTTTTGGCGACAAATCCGACCTGAGCTGGACCATGGAGCAGCATACCGCGGTGATACAGGCCATGGAAGCCCGGGCGCACACTTTTATGAATAAGCTGCTGCGGTCGGGCAAATTCAGGGATGTAAGGGATTACCATATATACGAGTGCATTAACCTGTTTGATATTAACCTCACCGGGATAATAGCCGAGGTAACCGTAACCCCTTTTGACAGGAGGGCCAACTGCTGATGGAAGCTATTAAGCCCGACAGCACCCTGATAAGACAATATCTTAACCAGTTAAAAGATGCTGTTATAGCCCAAAGTAAACTAAAAGGGAGCGGACAGTTTATTGAGCTGCGCCTTACATCAGCATCGGGCGGGCAATTGCTGGTTAACGCGGCCATGTTAAAAAGCGGGCTGGGCATAGCGGCTGTAGACGCACAAAAACAAGGTTTGTATACCCTTAAAGAAGCGGTAGGGGCCGATAAGCAGGCAAAGGGCATACCCGGCAAGCTGCGCGATTATGCCGCCGCCCCGGCCGAAGACGGCCTTGAGCTATCAAATTTAATAACTGATGATAAGCTTAACCACTTTGTTGGGCAGCTATCAACCAAATATCTACAGGAAGTTAACACTTTATTATTCCAGGCATGAGCTATATTTTAATTGACACGTTTATGTGCAGCGGATACCAGATGAGGGTATACCAGATGAGTAATCCGCCTTATAATATCTTAAATCATTACGAAGGCCCCGGTGGTACGGTTATCGATTTAAATTACGTTAGCCATAACCGGCTTACGCCCGAGGGTGCTTTACTTCGCCAGGCTTGCCATGGCACCACTAAAGTTACCGTATCTGCCATAAACACAGCGCCTTTTGCTGTAAGCGAGGTGGAGTATAACTCGGCTTCGTGCGGTTTTGTGCCCGGCGGCGGGTGCGACCTCGCCATAACCGATGTGGTGGTGATAAATACCAGCGGCCCCGGTGAAAACGACGGGCAGGCCGAAATATTAGTAACCGGTTTTACCGAAGGTGAAGAAGAGGATTTAGAGTTTTCGGTAGATAATGTAAACTGGCAATCATCCAATTTTTTTGCCGGCCTGCCCACGGGTTCGTATACAGCTTACGTGCGCGACCAGGGGGCCCGCCAGGCCACTAAACCCTTTAAAATATTTCAGGGTGCAGATGGGCCGCTTGTTATCAGGGATATCAAAGTTACAAACGAAACCGGCGAGGGCACGCATGATGGCAGTGCAACCATTACGGCAACAGGCCTTAATACCCCATTTACATATTCGTTAAATAATATCCATTACCAAAGCTCAAATGTGTTAACGGCACTAGCGCCGGGTACATATACCTCTTATGTTAAGGATGCCGGGGGGGTAATTGATCAGCAGCAGTTTTCGGTAGGGCAGTTTACAGGTTTTGTGCTTGCCACACCTGCGGTACAGGTAGCACAAGGCAATGTATCGCGCTGGAGCGCGGCTTTTAATCCCGTTATCTTTAAGTTCCGCCGCCGCGATTTTATGATACAATCTATCGGGCTTAAAACCATTAGCTCGGTTCAGTACCCTGAGTTGCTGCTGGATACCATACCTGCAAAGTTGCAACCGGGTAGTGATATATACGTTTACGCAACTAATTATACAGGTACTTTTACCGTTAAGGCAGTTGCCGGCAATGCGGTTGTAATTGATGCCCCGTATATTGCCGATAGCGGCACCGGCTACGTTATAGCCAATGCCGAAAAACCTAACTACCGCCTGGAGCTGGTTGTTAGCGCCGGCCTGCAGGCTAAACAGTTTACCGGCGTGTTTAGCAATGATAACACCGGGTTAATTGTTTGCCAGCTGCAAAGCCGGCTTAAAACCTTTCTGGCAACAAAAAACTCGTTTTTGTATAACACGCCCAATATGCGCGATGTTAACGCGGCGGTGTCCTACACGGTGAAATACCGCGAAGTATGGGATGACCATGCGCCGGCTTACACACCCCTGGCCGAAACCTTTTATTGTACCAACGCCGCTAAACAGCTGCAGGATGTTTACGGCGGCAACATGGCCCGGTACGTGCCGTTTTTAGCCTACCCGCCGGGTAACGCCAAAGCAAAGTTTTTAACGCTGTTTACCAGGCCAACGCTTTTTGCAGGCTACCCATTTGATTTTTCGTTTATATATGCCGAACAACTGGCCGATAAGGCTTTAAAAAAGGTACAACGCGTTTACAATGTAAACAAGCAGGTACTGCCTTACAACACGCTGCTTGTAAATGAAAACAGCGAGGCGCTGTATTATGATGATGTTTTATTGTACAACACCACCGCACAGCCCAGTGTTACCACGCTTGCAGCCGGCACGGGCATACACCGCGTAAGGGTTGATACGCTGGAGGCCACGGGCAGCTATGGCAGGTTCCATATAAGTTACAAGGAAGGTGCGGCAGAACACATAGTTACCGAAACAAAGGAGTTTTTGGTAGATGGCAGTTGCCGCAAAAACCCGGTTTACCTGTGCTGGCTCAACACGCTTGGCGGCTGGGATTACTGGCTGTTTGACAGTTCGCAGAAAGTGGATATTGGCATAAGTGATGTTAAAACCTTTGATAAGTATATTGAAGATTATGAGCGTGCCGACGTGCTTACCGAAACTGTTAGCAAAACAGCGCGCACTAAAATTACGCTGGGTGCCAACAGTGTACTGATAAGCGAAATTGAGGCCCTTAAAGGCATTATGTACAGCCCCAAGGTATTGCTGCTAACCGGCCAAGGCCCCGTAAAATGGATGACGGTACAGGTTGACAGCGGCTCGTTTGATTACGAGACCAAACATAACGTAGCCGATATTGAATTAAGCATCATGCTGCCGGTATTAAACATTCAAACCATTTAATAACTATGGGACAACTGTATATAAACGATACGCTGATGGACGTTAGCGATAAAACAGTGATAGCCATTACCCGGCAAATAAATGATGTTGGCTCGATAGAAAAGGTAAAAGGCGATACCACCAACCAGTTTAAGCTGCCCAAAACACTGCATAACCTGAATGTGTTAGGCTTGCCCGGCGACATAAACCTCTCTGAAAAGAATGAATACAAGCTGCTGCCGGCTAAGTATGTTGAAGACGGTGTAGAGCTTATACCCAAGGGCTTTGCCACTATTGAGGCCGTTAATGAATTTATTGAGTGCAAAGTACTATCAGGCAACGTGGAGTTTTTTGATTTGCTTGAAGGGAACATTAACGAGCTGGAACTGCCGGGTACAGATCATGTGTGGAATGGACACACCATAACCATGGCCATGGGCAATACTACCGGTTTTATTTACCCAATAGTTGATTACGGGCTTTTGCCGGATAACAGCATGGATGTAGACTATCAGCATATGCGGCCGGCTATTTTTTGCAGTACTATTATTGACGCTATTATATCACGTGCCGGCTTTACCAAGGCTGGCAGGATATTCAATGACCCTGATTACCTGGCGGAGATTATACCCCTGCCGGATGGGTTAAAGCAGCCAGACAATTCAAAGTTTGATTTTACAGCAAAAGTACTTAGCCTGCAAAGAGCTGAACATGGTGAATATTTTAAGGTGACGCTGGTTGATGAAACTGAAAATCCGGTAAACAATGAAGGCGGGCATTGGGACAATGCCAACAACTGGTATGTATTTGAGAAAAGCGCGACTGCCAAGTTTAAAATTAAGCTGCGTATAGCAAGTTCGAGCCCAAGTGAAAAGGACTTTAAGTTGGGCTTGCGTATGAATGGCGAAGTAATAACCTACGAGTTTATCGGGGGGACTTTCCAGGTACCTAAGTTTTTTGCCAGCGAAACGGTAAAAGTGAAATGGCCTGATACGAACGAAATATCAATCGAAAGCGACTTTATGTTTTTTCCCGCCGATACAAAGGTGGAGGTATGGGGCTGGCGTGAAAAGGGTTCTCCGATGGGGGGCAGTTTCGTTCTCATAGTGCCCTCAGATGATAGCCAATTTACGCTTGAGATAGGCGATGCCTTGTATCGCTCCGAAATTTCTATCGCCAAGTCGTTGCCTGATATAAGCGTTAAGGATTTTTTTAAATCCTGGATGCACCGGTATTGTCTGCTTGCCAATTCCGACACAGTCAACAAAGTTATACACCTGAACTCTTTTGATGAACTGGAGGCCAATATACCACGGGCAAAGGATTGGTCGGATAAAGTGACGGGGGAGACTGACGAGTTGACTTTTACCTTCTCTTCTTATGCTAAAAATAACCACTTCAAGTATAAAGAAGATGAAAACGTGCCTGTTGAGTCCGGGCAAGGCACGCTGACTATCCAGGATGAAACGCTGGAAAACAATAAGGATATTGTAACGCTGCCATTTGCGGCAACCACTATGACAGCCGCAAAGCTCAATGGACTTGCCATCGCGTCGATAAATAAAATTGACCCGACAAATACGGATGACAATGGTAATATCAAGCCGGAATATCGGGTAAAAACGCAGCCGCGGTTATTACGCATTTATAGAAAAGACATGATAAGCGCGCCGATACGATTTTTTGACCCGCCGAACGGTATTGTTACCCTCGGCCAAATTGATGTGCCTTTAACTTATTTTTACTTGGACGGTCTTCGCAATCTTGATTTTAAAAGTCTATTAACCGACAAGTACAAACAGCTTAGCGTTGCGTTACATCACGCGCAGGTAATAAACACCACACTTAAATTAAATAACCTTGATATAGAGGAATTTGACCACCTGATACCTGTGTTTATCAGGAAGTATTCCCGCTACTTCTACGTCAATAAAATAAGCAACTACATCGACGGGCAATTAACCAAAGTTCAACTGATAAGAATATAAACATGGCAGATATTACAAAGAAAATATTGATAGATGTAAGTGTTAAAAACGGGAAGGACATAGCCTATACCGTAGCTGAGGCTAAACAATTACTTGAAAATTTAGACAACATTCCGCTGTCGGTAAAAGCTATTGATACGGCTATGGAAGGGTTAAATAACTCTCGTCTTACAGCTAAAGTAAAGGATGTTGAGACTTATAATGCGGCTTTAGGAGCACTAAAAACAAAAGCTGCTGAAGCTAAGGGTGAAATTGACGCCTTCGGTGACCAGGTTCCGGATAATAATAAGAAAAAGTTTTTTGAGGATCTGAACAGCATAATGGAGGCGGGCACGGCCATATCATCCATAGCCATAACATTAGGTGCCGACCAGGCTAAAGTGGAAGCCCTGGTAGCCAAAGCTATGGCGGTGACAACAGTTGCCACGCAGGCAAAAACCGTAGCAAAGGGTGTATTGGCTGCAGTTGAACTGGCGGAGCAGCTAAGGCTCAAAACTCAAATTGCCCTGCAAACAGCTTATAATGCTGTTGTAGGCACTTCTGTTGGTGTAATTAGGGCGTTCAAGTTGGCGTTGGCCAGCACCGGTGTAGGCCTCTTTCTGATAGCCATAGGTACGTTAGCCGCTTATTGGGATGAGATAAAGGAGGCGGTATCTGGTGTCACTAGCGGCCAAAAAAAGCTACTCGAAACAGCGCGGCAAAACACAGAGGCCGAAAAGGAAAAGTTAAATCACATTGGCAACCAGGAAAATGTTTTAAAGCTGCAGGGGAAATCCGAAAGGGATATATTAGGTATGAAGGTGAAGCAAACAGAAGCTGCCATTACTGCCTACGAAAATCAATTGCGGTCGCAGGGTAAAATAGATGAAGCCCAGATAAAAACTTCGGCGCGTAACAAAGAGATTCTATCAGGGATAATCACTTTCCTTAACCTGCCGATGATGATTTTGCTTAAAACAGCAGATAAGGTTATGGAACTTTTGGGTAAGGGAAAAACCAATTACGCCGGGGAATTAAGCGATTATTTGGCAAGTTTCGTTTTCGATCCGGAGAAGGTGGCGGCTGATGCGAAAGCAGTTAAAAAGGATACCGAGCAAGCGATAGCGGATTTGCGTAATCAGCGTGCAGGCTTCCAATTGTCCATCAATCAAATTGATAAAGATGCTGCCGCTAAAAAAGTTGAAACAGGAAAGAAATCAAATGAAGATGCCAAAAAACTGGACGAAGAGCTTGAGAAGAATAAGCTTGAGCAACTTCAAAAAACAAGGTCGGCCAATGAGCAGGAAGCTGAAAGTATTAAAAGGAAGTATGATGATCTTGAAAAGCGTGCCAGGGGCAATAAAGATCAATTAAAGCAAATAGCTGAGCAAAGGAAGTTTGATGTGGATGCGCTCGAAGCTAAAATTAAAAAAGAAAATGACCAAAGGGCGCTGGATGAAGCTAATGAGCAAAGGGATAGAGAAATCGAAACATTTCAAAAGAAATTATCGACAATAAAAGCGAACGCAGATGAAGAAAATAAACTACGCGAGCAGATTTTAGATACCCAGAGGCAAAAAGAACTTGCAAAGTTAGATTTAAGTAAGCAGGAAAAGGACAAAATTGAGCAAAAGTACCGTGACCTGGCTCAAGAAAATAAAGACGCTTATAAGGCTGCAAAGAATAAGGAAGAACTTGATAACTTAAAAAAGACAGCCGAAGACGTAGAAAAAGATCCTAATGCCAACCTCGACGATAAGTTTAAGGCAAAACAGGATGTGCTTGATGAGGAAATGCAACAGGCCATTGATGCAGCCAATAATAAGGAAGAAGCTATACTTGCCATAAAGGCTGATTATAAGCAAAAAACTATCCAGCTTGAGGAAGATAAAGCCGCAGCCGAAAAAGCCCTACGCGACAACTTTTTAAAAGAATCGGGCGATGCGGTTGATAGTCTCGGGCAAATACTCGGCAAGCAGTCAGGATTGTACAAGGCGGCTTTCCGTGCGCAACAGGTGGCTACAGTGGCCAATATAGTAGTTAATACGCAAAAGGAAATATCCGGAATTTTTTCAAGCCACTCAACAATGGGGCCGTTTGGTACCATAATTTCTATAGCCAAGGCTGTTGCGGCAGGTATCCGGGCGGCCAAGGCTATTGCAGCGGTAAAAGCGCAAAAGTTTAACCGGGGCGGTGTGTTCTGGTCAGACGGTGGGGGCAGCATGGTTACCGGCCCCGGCAGCGGCACGTCCGACAGTATAAATGCCCGCCTCAGTAACGGCGAAACGGTAATCAACGCCCGCTCATCGGCTATGTTTACCCGCGAACTTAACGCTATTAACGTGGCAGGCGGCGGCCGGCCGCTCATCAGAACATCGGCTCCGGTTGCCGCGCTGGCCGCCGGCGGTGTGTTCGACGGGGGGTACTCGGCTAACTTTCAAACCCCAAGCATTGATTACCAGGCCATGGGTGATGTAGTGGGGCAGGCACTTGTGCGCAACTTTCCGCAGGTGTATGTAGACGTGGTTGACGTGACCACCAAGCAAAACTTAGTAGCTAAAACAGAAGAAAGGGTGGTATACTAATATGAAGGTGATTGACACTTTGCTGGAAATGGAGAAGCTCGGTTTCCTGAAAGAACTTTGCAAGGGCGGCGTTATCAGCCCCACTTTTGTGTTGTATAAAGACCTTTACCTTTTTGTGGATAGCCGGATAAAATGCGGCCAGTCGCGCACCCAGGCGGTAACCGATGCTGAAGAGCAGTTCGGTATAAAAAAAACTACTGTTTATAAGGCGATGAAGCTGATGAGGAAGACGAGCGTGAGGTAAGGCTTCGCTGAAAAGCGAATTCAAAAGTCAAACATCAAAAATCAAAAATTCAGCTGTTTTACAGGGTCTTCTAAAAGGAGGCCCTGTGTTAATAAAAGCTAAAACATATGCTTTGCCGAAAAGAGATCGCTTCGTGCCTCGCAATGACGATTTGTATATATATGAATTTTAGTTTAAAGATAGGGATAAAAGAGAGTGTCGAGGCTGACAAACAGAGTATACCATAAAACCGGCATCGGCCTCTCTAAATCTCCCCCAATAGGGCAGGTCTTTATTTTTATTAAAAAAAAATAAAAACCTGCTTTAAGCTTTAAAAACGCCCTTTCCGCGATATAGCGGACACAATATGCTAAAATAATTAGCAATTTTGAATAGTTCAAACAGCAGGAATTATTCAAATGAGCAAGCAGGCACACATATTTATTTACGGCGATATCTTCAATTACCCGGCGAGCGCGTGTACGGACAACGGCATAGTATGTCTGAAAAATGTAATCGACGTGATCAATGCAAACCCGGGTGCCGACGAATTTATCGTACACATCCACTCGCGGGGCGGAGATGTAAACGAGGGATTTGCCATTTACGATGCGTTGATAAATTCCGGTAAAAAAATCACCACCGTTATCGAAGGCCTGTGCGGATCTATAGCTACCGTGGTTGCGCTGGCCGGAACTACACGCCGAATGAACGAGAACGCCGAGTTTATGATACACAATGCCTGGTATGATCCATCGGCAATGAAGGAGTACACCGCTGATGCCTATGCCGGGATAGCAGACTTTATAAGGGAAGCCGATGATAAACTGCTTGCCCTGTACATAAAGGCTACCGGAGCGCCGGTAAACGACATCCGTGCAAAGATGGACCGCGAAACCTTTTTAAGTTCAGACGAAGCACTGGCATTAGGCTTTATAACCGAGATAGTGCAGCCCGGTAAAGCGGTTGCATACATCTACAAACCACAACAAAGCACAAAACCAAAATTAACAAATATGTCAAAAGTAAAAACCCTTGTCGCAAAGGCGACGAAAGCCTTGATGGCGTTGGCCGGAGCACAAGCCGCCGAAGCGACGCTGGAGGATGGAACAAAAATTTATTATGACGGTGACCTGGCTGTAGGTACCGCGGTATTCACTGACGAGGAACTGACCACACCAGCCGCTGATGGCGACCTTGTACTGGAAGACGGTACGGTACTAACCATAGCAGCGGGCGCCATAACCGAAGTGAAGGACGAAGAAAAAAGCGACGATAAAGCCGATGTAGCCGCACTTAAGGCACGGGTTAAAGCTTTAGAGGCAAAAAACGCTGCCCTAAAAAATGAAAATACCGAAGCGGTTAATGCCCTGGCAAAATTTAGCACCCGGCTTGCAGCCATGAAGGGCAATTACATACCACAAAACGGCGGCAATAACCCCGGCAAGTTTCGCAGTGCTCAGCAAAGCGGTAACTCAAGATTTGTACGTCCGGAAAAAAAAGCGAAAGGAGAAACTAAATAATGTCACTAATTAACGCAGAAGATTTAGCCTTTAACGGCGACGAAGTAAGAGATTTTGCTGAAGCTATTTTTGAGCAGCTTTATGAAAATCCGGTTATTGATCAAAACCACCTTATTGTTGAGGACATAGTAGCCAAAACACAAATAGCAATATTTGGCCACCTCAGTAAAATAACCAAAAAAGATCCCGGTTGCGGGCTGGGCAAGGTTACCAAAAGCATTCCACTCTCAGAGAAGTTTTGGGACCCGGTTCAAATGAAGATATGGCTATCTGAATGCCATACACAGTTTGATAATACCTTTATGGTTTACTACAAACGTAAAACCAGGGAATACCCCGACCTCACCACTACCGAAATATTCTCGATGTGGCTGGTAGACGAGGTTGCCCAGGCCGCCGCCGAGGATTTATTGCGCATAGCATATTTTGCAGATACAGCAGCCGACGAAGTTAGCGATGGCGGTGTATTTAAAAACGGTACCGACCTTACCGATTACACGCAGCTTGATGGTTTTTGGAAACAGGCTTTTGCCATTGTGGCCGCAAACCCTAAACAGCGGGTGCCGGTTGCACGTAACGCGGGTACCATGCTGGCGCCGGAGGAGGTAATTATACAAGGCAACGCGTCCGGCGGTACATTGGCTGCGGGTACTTACTATTACAAAGTTGTTGCGGTTGTAAGTTCAAACGTATCGTTGCCTGGCCAGGAAGTTTCGGTAACAACCAGCGGTTCGTCCAGCAGTGTTGTATTAACATGGCAGCCTGTTGAAGGGGCAACCGGTTACCGTATTTATCGCGGCACGGCATCAAACAGCCAAAGCGCTTACCAAACATCAACCAACCCCACGTTTACTGACACGGGCGCCGCCGGAACGGCTGGTACGCCACCTGTTACCGCAACCGCTAAAGGTTATGCTTACCAGGTGTTTACCGAAGAGGATACGCAGAACAGGGTAGCTACTAAAATATACCAGGACCTTGTATTTAAAGCCGACAGCCGCTTTCGCGGCGACGCAAACTTTGAGATACTGTCAACCCGTTCGCTGGCAGACCAATACATCCGCGAGCGACTGAATAACGACAAACTGGAAGTAGTTTACAACCGCGAAGAAAGCGGCATTGAGACGCTGATGGTACTGGGCAAAAAGGTGTTCATTTATGATATCTGGGACCGCACCATTCAGGCCGATCAGGATAACGGCGTAACCCTTAACCTGCCCCACCGTGCGCTGGCCATAAATAAAAACAACATGCAGGTAGACATAGTGGGCAAAGAAAGTCTGAAGGATTTTGATGTATTCTACGATAAAATGTCAGAAACGTCAAACATCAAAGGTGGCTACAAACTGGATGTTAAAATAGTTGAAAACTGGCGCCTGATGGCAGCCTATTAAAAGGAGGAAATTATATGAGTACCTGCGGTAAAATAACTGCCAACAGAAAATTTAATTGCGCTACCCCGCTTGTGGGTAACACAAAAGACTATGCCTACATCTTTAACCAGGATGATATAGATGTACTGGTGCGCGATAATGCTAATCCACAAATCGTTCGCAGCATAACGCTAAAGAGCGAAAAAAAAGGCTACCGGTGGGAGTCGCCGGCAAACGGTATTACCTCATCCAGCAAGCTTGTTCGTAAAAAGTACAAAAACGTTTACGAACAAGTGGTAGGCTTGCCTGTAACCGATAATAATTCGGCCATTAAAAAGGAGCTTGAATCAGCCGGGTACGGTAAATTCTTTATCGTATTAGAGAATAATCACCAGGCGGGCGATGCAATATTTGAAGGTTACGGCCTTGATTTGGGTTTGATTATCCTTACAAACGAAAAGGACAATAACAACAACGATACAGACGGCGCGTATGTGTTAAGCTTTGGTCAGGAAGAGACTGCGCGAGAAGCTCACCTGCCGGTAACTGTTGCTGCGTTAAATGACGAACAAACACCGGCATACTCATATGCCGAAACTAAGGAAATGCTTGAAGCATTGATTCAGGTAGATCCCTCATAGCTAAATATATGGGCAAAAGGGCAGATGTTTCATCTGCCCTTAAACATCAAATTCTTATGATATCCGATGAGATTTTAACCTGTTTACAGCGTGTGGACGATAACAGGCTGCTGATTGCAACGAAAAAGCCTGAAGGGTTAAAAATATTACGAGCCGCATATTACAAGGTTTACGGTGAGCACTACCAGGAGGGATGCGGCCCATGCCACGAAAAGGCATTTTATAAGCTCATGAAAATTTTAAACAATCCTAAAAGTTTTACGCCCATGGCAGAAAAGAAATATGTTTTAAAAAAGGGTTACCAGGTGTCTTTATTTGGCTCCGGAGAGATTTACACCAACAATAATCTGACAGATAAGAGAGCTGCGGCCCTGCTGCGCGAACGTCCGCAACTGGCTAAAAACTTTGTAACCATTAATGGCAAGCCTGCCGATGAGTGGCAGATTAAAACGGCTGCGAAAAAAATACCGAAAGCAACTGAAGTTACCGGCTTGATAGAAAAAGCGCATACCCAAGCCGAATTTAAAGCGGTAGTGGCCGTCGGCAATGACAGCAAGACCGGAGCCGGAGCGACTGGCAAAGAGCGTGAAAAGCTGACTAAAACCGAATAAAAGCAAAGTTTGAATGAAGATCCAACTAATTGATATTGAGAAAAGAATAATCCTGAAGGATAACAACGGTTACGGTATCGTTAACTACGACGTTGATAACGCGTATCCTCAGCGCATAAAGGCGATGATCAGGGCGTCTGGTACTGCCAGCCAGTGTTCGGGTACTTATTCGCGCTTTATCGAAGGCGAAGGCTTTAAGGATAAGTCTTTTTATAAGGCGCTGGTTAACGGCCGCGGTGTTACCATGGATAAGCTGTTGCGCAGCTGGGCTATAGACTATGCTGAATTGCGCGGGTTTGCAGTGCACATAAACTATAACGCGCTGTACCAGCCGGCCGGCTTTAACATTCTTCCTTTTGAAAATTGCCGTCTGCCTAATGAATCTAACGATAAACAGCATAACCGCATAGCAGTGTACCCGGACTGGGCGAAGCTAAAGAAAAGGAGTATCAACGAAAAAGATATTGCCTGGATAGACCGCTACAATCCGGACCCGGAGATGATTGAGGCACAGATAAGGGCGGCCGGTGGTTGGCAAAACTACAAAGGACAGGTATTCTGGTACTCTGCCGACGGCTATGATGAATATCCCCTGGCTCCGGCCGACCCGGTACTGGAAGATATTGATACCGATGCGCAGATTAAAACTTTTCGCAATAATTCGGTACGCAGCGGTTTCTTAGATCATATGCTGTTTATTCAAAAAGGAAAATTTGAAAGCGAAAGTGAGCGGGGTGACTTTAAGAAAGACCTAAAAGAATTTCAGGGGGCTAAAAAGTCTACGCAGATATTTTTGGTAGAGGTTGAAAGCGACGATGAAATACCCGAACTAAAGCCATTGCAAAGCACCGACCCGGATAAAAAATTTGAGCTTACAAACCGAACCACCAAGGATGCCATCATAGAAAACTATGGTATACCGCCGGTATTGCTAAACGCCCTCGTGCCCGGAAAGCTTGGCACAGCAACCGAGATTGAGGACGCTGTAAAGTTCTACAACAAAAAAACCAGTCGCGAACGCATCCTGATGGAAGAAACAGCCCTGCAGCTGTGCCAAAATTTTAACCCGGTGATAGCCCCGGCCGGTGGGGATTATTCGATAACAGAATTTACATTTTCAAATGGAAGCGCTAATAACAATTAATGATATAAAGGCTATCAGGCAGATAGCACAGGCTATAAATAATCCCGCCCGTATTGAGCCGCTTATACAAGAAGCACAGCAATCGGAAGTTAAGCGGCTGTTGGGTCCCGAGTTGTTGTATGATCTGCTCAAAAACTCGGGAGATGCAAAATACCAGGACCTCCTTAATGGCAAACAATACACCAACAAGCGCGGTCACGATGTACGATTAGAGGGGCTGAAGGTTGTAATAGCATATTTTACGTATGCCCGCTTTATATTGAGCGATAACCTAAAGCACACAGATGCGGGCTTCGTTGTAAAGCAAACCCAGTTTTCTGAAGCAGCCAGTCAGCAACATATAATGGCGAAATACCAGGATGCCCGTTCAATGGCGCTAGCCTACTGGGCCGACTGCGAAGAGTTTTTAAATGATAAAAAAATTAATTACCCCCTGTGGACTTATTGCGGTAATAAAAGCGGCGACGTCACATCGTCCGCTAAAATAAGCGCGGTAAGCAACAGGAACAACGATTGGAGGAATAAATAAATGGAGTTTAATCAACTGCCGATTAATGGGACGGATATCAACAGTGTGCCTGAGGGAGATGGGGTAGGAGCCAACACGAAGTTTTTCGGTTTAAATGCTGATGGCGAGTTAAGAAGTTTTAAGGCAGAAAAACTTAGAGGTGAAAATCTCGGCTTGGCCGGAACCGACATAATGCCTCCTGACGCACCGTTAGCTAACCAGTATTATGAACTTTCCGGTGCTGGTACTTACACCAACCTTCTTGATGAAAACGGCGATCCCTTAGTAGTAGCTGCAACTGGCGAAGGTGAGGCGATATTATATGCAAGGGCTTATTATACGGGTGAGTATTGGTTGTTAGACGAGAAACGCTTTGCTTACGAGCCGGCCGATTTAGCTGGCGTGATTCAAGATAGCGACCTTGGTTACACAGTTGATAATACAAAAATCAAAACAGTGCTAGCTAAGCCTATTGAGGCAAGCTCAATGTCAGCGGGCAATGTCGTGCCTGACCCCACAACACCGCAATCAGCTGTTAACCTTGCTTCCTTAATAAGTAGGGTTGTTGAGATGGTGGCCAATACATTTAAGAATAACGAAGTATTGCCATCCGGAATAGACAGGGTGGAAAGGGATGCTGCGGGTAGGGTTATCATAGCTGTTCATAGCGACGGTACAACAGAGTTTCTAGAGGTTGTCGCTAAGGAGGCTGTTAGTATAGCGGCGTCGAAAATCATACCTGACCCGTTGTTTGACTTTTCGGAGCGCGACGCTAACGGCAATGTTGGATATGCGATATTGAACGGGAAGGTAGTAGGCGATTCGGAGTATTTGAAGTGGTCCGCTTTGAACATACCTTCTTTATTCTTGCACTTCATTGGTTATGGACAGAGCCTTATTTTAGGCGGCAGTAATGTAGCGATTACTATAGCACAAATTTCAGCTAATATATTACGGTTTATCGGAGGTGTAAGGCCAAACGATGGTGGTGGCACTTCGGAGTTGCGTTATGGTTCACTAGTGCCATTGGTTGAGACTACAAGCGGTGATGGATATGGCGAAACTCCTTGCGCCGGGTTTGCCTCTCACTTATTCAAGTCTTTGAAGAAACTTACCGGTTCAACTGTCGAAAGCCAAAACATTAAATTATTGTGTAGTGCCAGCGGTGCTGGTGGTCGTACAATACTGCAACTGCAAAAAGGCTCTCTTTACTACAATGACATGATTGCCAGTGTGACGGCCGCAAAAGCGTTGGCTGCAACTGATAACCGTGTATACAATGTTCCGTTTATGGCATGGGTCCAGGGAGAGCAGGATTTAACGGACGGTACGACAATAGGTGACTACAAGGCCCGGTTTAATCAATTGTATACGGATATCAACACAGATATAAAAGCTATCACCGGCCAAGCGAATGACATTCAAATTGTGATGTACCAGGTTGCAACTAAAGGTAAGAATAATGGCGTGCCTTCAATCGGTACAGCTCATGCTGAAATATGCCGCGAAAACCCTAACTGCCATTTAGCTGTGAACGCTACTATAATGGCTTTTGTGGATAGTTCGCATTTAACCGCTATATCATCGAAGCTGCTGCTCGGTTCGTACCTGTCAATGGTTGCACGTAAGGTTGTTATCGAAGGTAAAGAATGGATGCCGCTTGATGTCGAAAGCATACATTACGCGGGTACCGCAATTGAACTTAAATATTATGTGCCACATGGCCCGATGGTGTTCGATACCGACACTTACGCGCCCGTTACTAATTATGGGTTTTCGCTACGTAGTGGCGGCAGCACCGTAACAATATCCTCGGTAACTATACTGGCAGGGAACATTGTTAGAATTATAGTTGCTGTTCCGGTAACAGCAGGCATGGTCTTATCATATGCGCTCAATATGGGTAACTTGCGGGACAGCATGGGGGATATAGAAATAGTAGAAGACGGGTTTATCCAAATTCCGCTTCACAACTGGGCTTTAACATTTCAAAAAACTTTATAAAAATGCAAACAGGAATAGCAATTATTAACGAACACGCTGATTACAGCACGCGTAATTTGATGACCATTGAAACGCTTGACCAATATTTTTCACTTAGTGGTATAACTGACCCGATAATAGTCGAGGCAGTTAAAGGCTTGTTTTATGGCCTCCAAACCGATGGTCTATGGAGCAAAGCCTACGCTGTGTATCCTCTTGCAGGTGCAACAGCTACCTCTCAACGTTACAGCATAAAGGATACGGCTGACAATGTAATAACTTGGGTAAATGACGCCCCTGGAGCTCATACAGTACTAGGATATACGGCTAGTGTAGCTCCGCGTTACGGCGAGTACGTTTTCCCATTTTCGGGAGCGCCTAATATTAGCCTAGGGGTATACAATAGCACTAACGCGCAAACGTCCGGACATCAAGCGATGGCTAAACTTGCTCCTGATAATGATAACCGTATTTACATCGGTCGATATATCTCATCGGTAACGCAGGTAAATATGGGCAGAAGCACTACAAATCCAATTGGCCCAGGTTCGTCATATACAGAAGCAAAAAAAGGTTTCTTATGCGGCCAACGCATTAATAATGCCGTAACTCTTTATGACGAAGGTGTCCAGATAGCATCCGGCACCGACACAAATAACTTCGTGGCTGGGACACGCGGGTATTTAGGGATTTCTGATCCCCAGAATGGAACGAGCGCTAACAGATGGGCTTTCAATGAGCCGATAGGCTTTAATTGGGTTGGCAGCGGCCTTACACCTCATGAACATGCTTTATTAAATGCGCGTGTAGTTGCTTATTGTACAGCAGTAGGGAGGTAGCATGTATCAATTTGGACAAGCCAGCAAATCAGTATTAATTGGCGTACACCCTAATTTGATGCGTGTGATCAAAGAGGCGATTAAAACATCGCCTTTCGACTTCACGATTGTAGAGGGAGTGCGCACAACAGCCCGGCAACAGCAGCTTTACGCGCAAGGGCGGGCAACCAAAGGCCCGATTGTTACTTACGCAGACGGTGTACGAAAAAAGTCAAACCATCAGCCAAAAGCTGATGGTTATGGCTACGCCATCGATTTTGTGCCGTTTATAAACGGCCGGACTGACTGGAATGCTGATGCTGAATTTACTCTGATTGCCCGGCATATACAAAAAGTGGGTAGTGATTTGGGCATAAGAATCACATGGGGCGGCGACTGGAAACGCCCGGTCGATAAGCCGCACATCGAGCTGGCAAAATAAAATAAATTAAACCATGACGGATATACAGAAAAGCGGGTTGGTAAAAGTATTTGCCGATCTGGTAGGCTTGTTTGATAGCAAATTACGAGCCTCGGTTACTGTGGCTTTGATAGCCGCTGTTGTATACCTGTTTATGGAGAACAAGGAGCTGAATAGGTCACGCATTGATGATACCAAATACTGGCAGGAGCGTGAGGCCAAACTCTATCAACGAATAATCAACCGGTATGACCCGCGGTTCAACGAGATAAAAGTGGTAACTGATAGTACAAAAGCTAAAGTTGACAGTACCACAGCGCGTATAGAACCGGTATTAAATAAGGTTACAGAAACCATCAACAAATTAAAAAGCAAATAAGATGAAAGGTATATTGCTAACAATTGTGCTGTTAATAACATTTATTTCGGCACAGCCTACCAGAAGTCTATACAGCGGCGGCAATCGTCGGGGTATCGGGATAGACACAAGCTTGCTAAGGCAAGAATTAAAATTGCGCCAACTGGACAGCGCCGTAACCAGGTTAAAACTTTACCGATGA